TAGCAGTTGCAGCTCCATTACTTCCACCACCTCCACTAATAGTTACATCAGGAGTTGTTAAGTATTGATTTCCACTACTAATAAGAGTAATAGATTTAATAGTTGTTCCTTCTAAAGTAGCATATGCAGAAGCAGTCTCTCCACTAGGTCCAGTAGGAGCATCAATGGTTACTGTAGGAGTAGATGTATATCCACTTCCTCCATTAGTAACAGTAATTGATTTTACTTGTTTATAAAGTTTATCAAAATAAACTAACTGTCCATCATAAGGTCTATCAACATCAATCTTAGCAGTTCCTCCAGATTGATAAGTATGAGCAACAGTAGAAATACCAACATTAACAGAGAAAGTTGTCGTAGAAGGAACAGATTCCACTTCAAAAATATATGGTTTTCTATGTGGATATGTCTTATTACCATATGCACAACTTACAGCAATATTAGCAAGAGTGACTCCCATTCCAACTTTGAATCCATGAGCAGTTGCTGTAGTTACAGTTGCTACACCAGTCTGATGAGTATAATTAAATCCACTAATATTATGTGATGAAGTATCAACATTAACCTTTACTTCTGCCTGTGATATGGCAGCAGTTGCAGTAACTATACCAGTATATTGGAGATCACTTACTCCTTTAGCAACTAATCCATAAGTACCAAAACTACAATTACTATTTGCAATATCTGCTTGTCCACCTTTATGAACTGTAACTGCCTCATTACAACAAATAGTGAATAATGAAACTAATTGAGCAAATCCACCATTAGTAACAGCAACTCCAACTCCTCCTTGATTATATTGAGTAAAAGCATCAACATTCATTGCTTTCAATAATCTTGCCTGATCTCCATCAATATAAACTCCTTTACCTGTAGTAGTATCACTCGTACAATTCTGAATATATGGCCCTTTCCACTTTCCTCCACCTACATTTTCTGCTATTTCATCAGTTGGGAAAGCAACTGCAGCTGCAGGTGCTACATGATCCTTAAAGGTCATATTTGCCAATTTAACACCCTTTCTTACATGGAAAATATCTTTATTTGTAGTATTTGGTTTAACCTCTACCGTTCTTTGATCATCACCTACAATAGAAACAAATGCAGGAACTGAGATTGGATTAGACTCTGTATATTTTCCAGAAAGGACTTTAACAGTAGTTCCTGATGATGCAGCACCTACTGCAGCAGAAATTGTTAAAAATGCATTATCAATTGATGTTCCATTATTTGTATCTAATCCATCTTTAGCAACATATAATACATTTGGTGCAGAGTTAATACCAGTTGCAGATGCATCTAAAGATACATTATCACCAAGTATAATAGTGGAATTTGTAACAGTAACAATACCAACACTAAGTTGGTTATTATCTCCATCAATGGTTACAGATGATCCACCAACAGTAAGAATACCAAGAACCCTTAAATCACCATCTACTATTAAAGCAGTATTTCCATATCCTACATGAACTGTTCCAACACCACTATTGGTAATTGTAGTAACACCTGTATAATATGAATCTCCATCTGGACTTAAGGTTATTCCACTTCCAACTTTTACTTGGTTGAAAGTAGATACGCCACTAATATTAAGATTTCTTCCTGATACCTCATCATATGAAATATCACCAGTAACATCTAGATCACCACCAACAACTAAATTACCAGTAACAGTTGTAACACCAATAGCATATATGTCACCATCTGGACTTAGTGTTATTCCACTTCCAACTTTAATTCCAGATCTTGCAGTTATAAGTCCAACAGAGTCAACATTAGTAACATCTTCATAGGTTAATGTTCCACCAACAGTTACATTGCCGCTTGCAGTTATATTAGTAACACTAATACTAGGATTTCCACTTAGATTGGCAGCAGTACCTGAAGTGTTCTGATTACCGCTCTGATTGACGCCAGGCAGGTTAATATTAGCAGTACCATCGAATGATACCCCACCAATAGTTCTAGCAGTTTCTAATGCAGTAGCTGTATCGGCATTACCCGTTAAGTCACCAGTTACATCACCAATAACTCCACCAGTTACGGTTGATGTGCCAACTATGTTGACATTTTGTAAGAACGTGGCATTTGTATTAGTTCTTATATTATCTGTAGATGCAACACCTGTTAAATTTGAACCATCACCAGTAAATGTTCCTCCTTCAAAATTTCCCTTAAATGTTGTTGCAGTTATAATACCAGTAGCATAGACATTGCCATCTGGACTTAATGTTATTCCACTTCCTACTAATACATTTCCACCTACAGTAGATGTACCAGATACATTAATGTTTTGGAGGAATGTCGCATTTGTATTAGTTCTTATATTATCTGTAGATGCAACTCCTGTTAATCCAGATCCATTACCATAGAACTGACCAGCAGTAATAATACCACTAGTACTAATACTATCTTCTGTACCTATTCCACTAGAAGTTCCACCGACCCATTTTTCAGTAGTAGAATCATATTGAAGAACTTTACCATTAACCTTTGCAGAATCTCTATCTACGTCATCTAAAAATTCAATTCTAGTCTCACCAGAACCAGGCCCATGAGCAAGAACCTTATAGAGAATACCTCTTAATTCTGTAATCTGTTTCTTAACACTATCAACTTCTGGATCATTTGGACCAATATTTTGTAATTCTTCTTTAACTCCTTGAGATTCAATAAATTTAAGAGCTTTAGTTATAGTATCATCATCTTCTTTAATCTTCTCAATAGCAGGTTCTTCTGGTTTTTTCTTACTACCAATTTCTTTCTTCAACTCTTTATATGTTGAAGCAACATCATCTACTTTCTCTTCTTCTATCTCTAAAGAAGATATATCAAAATCTTCTGGAACTCCAACAGTAACAGATTTTGGTACTAATAATTCATCTTTTATTTCTTGTTTATAATTAACAACTTGTTTCAGATCAAGTGGATCATTAAGTTCCACTACAACATCATCTAATTGTTCTACAAATTTTTCTTCCTTTTCTTTTTGTTCCTTTTGTTCTGTTTTAGCTTTTTCAATTCCATCAAAAGCCGAAGAAACTAATGAATCTAAATCAATATTAGCTTCTTTTAGTAACTTGTCAAATTCTTCTTTCTTTTCCTTCTTAGCTTCTCCAAGAAGATTAAAAAATTCTGATAGATCTTGAGATTTCATTTATCATCTTGCTTCTTTTGTGCTTTTATCAACTTCGAGAGTTCTGCGGTAGAACCCACGAACAATGCATTTGTAACATTAGTTGGACCATTATTAGGAACCTCATCAAGTTCTTTCATTTTTTGTTGAAGGTCAATTAATTTATCAGTTGTATCACCTACACTTTTGATCATTTGACCAGCAACTTCATAAGCTCTTGCACTATCACTTTCTTGAGCAAGTTCTAGAACACCATTAAGTGCTTCTTGTCCTTTTTCAATAAGTGAATAAAGATTTCCTCTAGTATACTCATAATCTTTAGTACTGTCTTTATCATCTTCAACTTTTGTAAGAGTATTCTTTCTAGGAATACAACCACCTTCAGGAGTAGTAGAAACTTCTACTTCTGTAATATCAAGAGCTTTGTTTATAGATTTATATTCTTTAGACATACTATACATCTATCCCCTGAGATGGACTATAAACCTTTCCATCCGTAAAGAATGAAGTAGTTTCATTGAATCCAAAATCGTCACCAAATTCTATTGCTGCATCATCATCAGTACTGAGGATATTAACAGCTGCATTATGTTCATGTACTGCAGCAGTGGTGTTGTCATAACCTCTGAAGACTGTAAGAGTTGCAGTCGCAGTATCGTTGGTTCTCACCTTCATAATTTCACTATCAATAATAATTCTTTCACCAGTACTAATATCAGTTGTTGCACTTAACTTAATCTTAGTGACTGCCTTAGAAATAGCACCATCAACAACTGTTGTTTCATCAGAATCATAATCCTTAAGTGCCTGTGGAGTAGCACTGTATCTCTGAACCCTCTTGGCTCTCTTACGATCCGTATCAGCATACATATCCACATCAACTTTCTTGATGAGACCTTCTGAGGATTCTGCAATAGCACCGAATAGATGTGTCTTAGCTGTAAAAGTTAAAGTATGAATAATTATTCGTCTACTCTCAAAACCACCTTGATAATCATCAGACATACTAATTCCTTCTAAGACAATTGGTACGTCTTTTTTCTCACCAATTGAATCAATAAGATTAATTGTTATATTGAATGATGGTTGAAAATATGGAAGTATCTGTTCAATGATTTGAAGACCATCATCACTTAATTTTGACATTATACTTAATTCAAAATTAACATTATAAGGAACAGGCATATAAACCTTTCTTGCTTTTGTATTATTCTTCGCCGTAAATGTTTGAGTTATACCTGTCTTTCTTGTTGAATCATACTGAAGACCTGTCATTTCAAATGAAATTCTAGGAACAGTTATAGCAGTCTGTCTATCTAAATCCGCTTGTTGTTGAATTCTTGCCAAGAACTTCTGCATAGGTCCATATGCAAGAGGAACTTTCATGACACTATAAGCATTACCACCATCCCCTGAATGACGGATATTAATATTATTGAAGAGAGTACCGAAACCTATAACAGTCTTTCGCAGTATCTCATGATAGAAATAAGTACCTAACATATCAAAGCTTTCTAACTATTTAGAA